CTGTGGCTTATTCACTGAGATATGAAAGGTTGAAAAACCTTGAATTTTCAATAAAAAACACTTGATTATATGAGGAGGTAGATATGTTTCAAGAATTAGCAGAAGAGATAGAAAATACAGCTAGAACAGTTGTAGAACAGATACATACTATTTTACCTGGTAGAATAATTGAGTTTAATGAAAAAAACTGCAAGGTGAAAGCAAGTATCTATGGGAAATTTGTTACTTCAAACGGAGATGAACTTGAATATCCTATCATTACAGAAGCCCCTCTTGTGTTTCCGTTCAGTGTGAAAAAAAACACAGGGATGGTATTTCCTGTATTATCCGGAGACGATTGCCTGATTCTGGTATCTGAGGTTGAACTTGACGAGTGGCGCACTGGAGCAGAATCAGATGGCAGCCTGAGGTTTGACCTTACAAGTGCAGTAGTTCTCCCAGGGCTGATTGATTCCAATAACCTAGTTAAGGAGGCAACGAAAAATAAGTCCACTATTATAAGCAATGGTGACAATAAGATTACGATAAGTAACAATGGCGTAGAGGTAGTAAGTAAAAGTATAAAGCTAGTTTCTGACAACGTTACGGTCACAAGCAAGGCTTTTACGGTTGAAGGTAATATAAATTACACCGGAACTTGTAAAAAGGCTTAAAAAGTCACTTTGAGCTATTAGAAACGGAGGTGTATATTGGACATACTTCTTGATAATAATGGAGACTTGCATATTAACAGTTCAGGAGACATAGAAATTAAAAATTCAGTTAGACAAAAGATAAGAACAAGACTCCTGTGGATAGAAAATGAATGGAGATGGAATCCCGAAGAGGGGCTTCCATATTTTAATTTATTGGATAAAAACCCTGATACAGACGAATTTGAAAGCCTAATAAGGGAGAAAATATTTGAAGTTGACGAAGTGACCGAAATAGGTGAAGTTAACATTGAATATAATACTAAAAGCAGGATTGCTGTTATAAGGTATGTAGCGTTAACTGACTTTGAAACCATAAGAGAGGAGGTAATGCTTAATGTCGGGATATGGGATAACTGATAAAGGATTTGTTATTAAAAGACTGGATACTATCCTTGAAGAAATACATTCAGATTTGACGGATGGATTTGGCACAGACACAAGGCTTGCTGGGACATCATTTCTAAACACTCTAGTGACAACATTTGCCGGACAGATAGCTGATCTTTGGGAGACAGCACAAGATAGCTACTATGCAAAGTATCCGGCTACAGCTACGGGAATTAGCCTTGATAACGCTGTGCAGTTTGGAGGAATAAAAAGAGCATCTGCAAGAAGGAGCGTATATCCTATACACTGTACTGGAGATGATGGTACTGTGATTTACGAAGATACGTATATAAGCACAGAAACCACACCAGAAATAAGGCTGTTTTCTGCCGAGAGCTTTACAATTACGAGAGAGAATTTTAATGAAGTTCAAATATCTGTTGCAGTTGCGGAAACTGGAGTTTACACAGTAAATATTAACGGCAAGGCGTATACTCATGTAAGCCAGGGAGACGACATAAATGCAATACTTGTCGGACTAAAAAAATCAATCATACCGGATGGGTACGAGGTTACAGTAGTTGAAGACTATATCGAGATTAAGGACAAGCTTAAGACAAGAAGTAACATGCTTGTTTTGACAGATAACTTAACTACAAGAAAAGTCACTACAGTAGCAAACTTTTTTACAGAAGATTATGGGAAAATCACTCTTCCAAATGGGATAGTAACAAAGATTGTAAACAATGTTGCCGGCTTTGATAAAGTTATAAACCTTGCTGAACCTGTGTATGGTAGGGCTAAAGAGACAGACGTAGAATTACGGCAGTCATATATTGCAAAATCTGCATTGAGATCTAACACTATGATTGACAGTATTACAGCCGAATTGCTAAATAACGTGAGAAATGTTGAGTCGGCATCGGGATTTGAGAATGTAACAGACATAACAGACAGCCGTGGTCTTCCTCCACACAGTATTGAAATAATAGTTGAGGGCGGTAATAGTGATGAGATTGCTTCAGCTATATTGAAAAGAAAAGCGGGTGGAATACAGACTTACGGGAAAATTGAGGTCATAGTTCCAAGTAAGTATGGCGATAATATTCCAATAAGGTTTAACAGACCTGAATATCTGTATACATACATAAATATTGTGTTGCATGTTGATAAGGACAATATTTCGGGGAATTACCGTTTGGTTACAACTGAGTCAATACTTGAATATGGGAGAATGTTAAAAGCAGGTGATGACCTTATGATACAACCTCTTAGCAATAGTATTTATAACAATGTATCAGGCATTGAAATGATTGATATAAAAGTTGCGTATTCTGCAGCTGAAAATGTAGTGCCAAGCGAAAACGAATATAAATATTTAAATATAAAAACAGACACAAGGCACAAGATTCTGATAAGCAAAAGCAGGATTTCCATAAAAGCAGTATATTTTGATGGCTCTAAGGAGGTGGAGCTGGATGAACATATTTAATGAGTGGATAAAAGACATACCTGAGCAGTATCATGGAAAAAGAAGAATAGAAACTCTTATAAAGGCATTTTCAAAGCAAATAGATGAGCTATTAAGAGTTTTTGATGATATGAATAAAAGCACCGTGATTGATACTGCTAAAGGGGTAAATCTTGATTATATTGGGAATATTGTAAGCTTAGCTAGAAAGGATATGCCATTATTATTTAAGAATCCAAGAGAAGTTCCACTTGATGACAGTCTTTATAGGCAGGCAATAAAATATAAGTCTCTTAGGAATACAAGTGAATGCACGTATGAGGATATAATTGCTTCGTTGTCCCTTTTGTGGAAAACGGAGCAATTATCTTATTCAGAGCCTGCTAATAAAAGTGCGACAATATGTATCAGAATGGCTGATTTTGATATAGACATTGAAGATCCGGCAACATCGAGGGCGTTTGCAATCAAACCTGCAGGAGTTGCCCTGATATATTTCATAGGCTATTTGTACCAGCTAAACAACAAAAATTCTGAAAAACTAAAAGTAAGCAATTTATCCGTGCACTACAAACAGAATATTGAACTAAACAAGGAAAAAATGATGCTTGAGGTAAAAATACAATTTTGCGAAAAAAACGATGGTATAAAGGCGATGCTTGCTTCGAAATCAGGCAATATAAATCTTTGGTATTTAGATGGAAAATATCTGTTAAACGGAGCTAGAACGCTTAATTCTACAAATAAAACGGAGGAAATCTAATGGATAAAACGGTAATCATTACAAAGACAGCCAGAAAGAAAATGGCAAAAGCCAGAGCCGGAGAAGCCCAGCTTCCTAAAATTTCAGGAATGGTTTTTGGAAGTGGCGGAGTGGATGAAGGAGGAAGTGTAAAAAATCCTGAGCCTGAACAGACTTCATTAAAAAATGAGCTGCATAGACAGGCGATAGACGGATATAAATTTATTAGTGAAACCACGGTGCAGTACAAGTGCACTTTGTCTGAAACAACCATTCCTAATACGTCAATTAGTGAAATCGGCTTGTATGACGAAGAAGGGGATATTATTTGCATTAAAAACTTTCTTGCAAAAGGCAAAGACAATGATTTAGAGATGGTGTTTACCATAGATGATATTTTTTAGAACGGAGGTCAGTAATGAAAAATTATAGAACAAATGAGGTAGAATTTAAAACTGAAATCCAAATTCCAGAGCCTACCGATCCAGCACATGCTGATGTGATAAATACGCCAATTAAGCAACTGTTTGGGAATACGGTGGCAAATAAGGAAAATATAGAACATACACAGAAAAAAGTAGACAAACAACTAGCTGATTTTAAAGCTGAAATATCTGCAGAACAAGATAGTTTAAACAAAACCTTGAAGGAAACAATAGGAAATTTAATCAATGGAATAGATGGTAAGGTAACGGAAATCCTTAATAAATTAATAGCACTTGAAAACGCCATTTATTATGATATAACCGGCAATTCATGGAGATTAAGCTTTACTAACCTTGAAGGGGCTAAAGTGACTAAGGGAAACTATAATAGTGCAAAAAAGAGGATTGAATGCTAGGTAGATATGCTGCCACTAAAATTGAAATGACACAAATTATAGGAAATTTGTTCGCAAATGTTGAGCCACCCACAAATGAAGAGATAGAGGATTATAAAGATTATTAATGAACACATAAAGGAGAGCAAGAAATGGCAAAGAAAATAAGTACCTTGCCCGTAGGGGCAAAAGTCAAAGAATTGCAATCTACTTATTTTGGGAAACCCATTATATTTCAGATTGCTGACAAAAACCACAGCGACTACCCCGTCAATTCCGTTACACTTATAACAGAAAAAATTATATGCCTAAAGGCTTTGGATGCAAAAGAGCCTAGCAATGGAAATGGGGATAGGCGAAATTGTGGAAACAACAACTACAGGCTTTCAAATATCAACAAATGGCTAAATTCTGTGGGGAGTTGGTACGCGGCACAGCACGGGCAAGATGCCCCGCCTAATTCGGGTAACGTATATAGCAACTACAACCCATACGACTCCGAAAGCGGATTTTTAACCAATTTTTCACAGCAATTAAGAAATGCCTTAATGGAAACAACTCTAAGAGTTGTTAAGCCCAGCATTGACGGTGGAAGCTACGAAAATGTATCAGCCAAGGTATTTTTGGCTTCCACAACAGAGGTGGGGTTAGCAAACGAAAACGGAGTAGCAGAGGGAAACAAATTAGCCCTATTCACTGATGATAATTCAAGAAAGGCATACCCTACAGCAGAGGCTGTAAGCCATTCTAACTATACAAGCTCCAGCTTTACAGCAAACCGGCCTTGGCACTGGTGGTTGCGCACACCTTATGCATCCTACTCGTACAATGTGCGGAACATCGATGCGTCGAGTGTGCTTAGCGGCAGCAACGCGTACCAGGGCGCCTGTGGCGTTCGTCCGCTTTGCAATCTGCCATCTGAAATCTTGGTATTCGATAATCCTGACTCGGATGGAACATATATAATAAATTGGACTTCATTGCCTAAAATAAAGACAACAGAACAGGAAGAACTGGGGGTAAAAACAGAAAGTTTTTTTGTAAATTACACCATAGAAGACAATGATTTGGAACAGGTAATAACCGTCGAAGAATATATGGATGGCAATTTGAAAAAAACTTACACAGCCGAAAGAAATAAAAATTATAGTATCGGGCCGACACAAACTGAATGGATAGAAATGTTAAATGGACAGCATAATTTAAAAATAGTTGCGGATGACGGCAAAGAGGGAATAAGTGAAAAAATATTTACATTTTCAAAGAATGAAACTGAAATAGAGTTTGAATTAAAAGAACCACTCCAAGCAGATGATAAAATAACAAAAGCGATAATTAATATAGAAGGCGAAATCCCAATAGGATCTTTAATGACAGTAGAAGCCTGCAATAACGCTTTTGATGAAAATCCGATATGGGAAAATGTGACAAACGCTACTAGGAAAGGCTCTAAAATCTTTTTTAAAAACCAAACAAAGACAGCTGAAAAATGGGGGTTTAATGTAAGAGTGAAGGTAAGCAGAAAAGATGAAACAGGGGACTGCTACATAGTAGGAATAGGAGGGAATTTTGAATGATAATACATATTGAAACTTCAATTAAAGAAAACAGTAAAAGGAAAATGCAGGAAACTATAAATGCCTTAGGGAAACAGCTTACAAAAGAAAAACTTGAGGGAATAAAAAAAGATAGAACAATAGCTGAACTCGGCAAACAAGAATCCAGATTAAGTTTAGAAGTCATGCGTATGAAGAACGAAATAAATGCATTGAAACAATCATACGAAAAGGATAAGAAGGGAGGTGAATAAGAATGGAGTGGTGGAAGATGTCATTTGCTAACGGTTGGGTGACCAAAAAGGAGTTAAAATGGGTAGTAATTACCCCGGATAATCCGTTCGGGGATATTACCAAGGAGCAGTACAAAGAGATTACAGAGGCAGATTTTGACAAGGAGGTTTAAAAAATGACAATATTTAACTGGTTAGCATTGTTCTCAATTCCGACCTTAATAGCGAGCCTTTGGGCGCACTTAATAAGGAGGATAAAGCACAGTGATGAACAGACAAAAGCATTACAGAGAGGTGTACAGGCATTACTTAGAGAGCGATTAATTCACTCATATCGTAAATTCTTCAAGCTTGGATTCGTGGACTACAACGATAGACTAAACGTTGAGAATATGTATCAGCAGTACCATAGTCTTGGGGAAAATGGAGTAATGGACGATATGCACCATCGCTTCATGAATCTACCCATAGGCTCTGAGCAGAAAGTAGAGGATGAGACATGAGTAGAAAAAAAACTGCAAAGAACGAAAAGAAAGGTAAAAAAGGCGGATTTTCAAAAGCTATAATATCGCTAGTGGTACTTATGAATATAGCCTTTACTGTGGCAGTCCTGTATGTCTTCTTAAAGACTTCAAGTGAACCTGTAGCCTTAGTGGGTGCTTGGTTTGCCTTTACAACAGGCGAGTTGTGGATGCTTAGCTCCATCAAAAAAGTAAAAGTTAAGAAGGGAGATAATGAAAATGAAGGAAACTAAAATTGATTGGAAGAGGAAACTTACAAGTAGAAAGTTTTGGGTAGCACTTATAGGCTTTGTAACTGCTGTTATGGTAGCTCTGAACATTGATAAGATGACTGCTGAGCAGGTTGCAGCCATTATATCCGCAATGGGTACTCTTATAGCCTACATCATAGGAGAAGGCCTTACTGATGCGGCACATATTAAGAATGATAAGGAGGGCGAATAAAACTTATAAATTCCAAGATAAATATATAAAACCCTACAAAACTTTATAAAACCCTTAAAAACTTGACTTTAAGTTATAAAAATGATATGTGGGTGAAGATATGAGAATGGCGGTAAATAAATTAAGTTTTTAGGTTAAATATTGACTTTTTGTGTGAAGCTGTAGTATACTACAGTCAGGCAAAAGGATATCAGAGCCATAAATTCAAAAACCCCAAGAGTTCGGCGCTCTTGGGGTTTTCTATTCCATTTTTTATAAAGGTGGCTTAATCCTTTTTAGGCTGGCTGCCTTTTTTGTTGTCCCTGTTCAGCCATTTGCAGATATAGTCGGCAACTATTCCTGCTGCAACAGAGACTAAAAAAGATATCAGAGTATCCATAAATTCACCTCCCTTCTATGCCTAGTGGGAGAGGCAACGAAAAGATTATAACACAAGTAAATAATTAATAACAGAGTGTTTTGCAGCAATGTAAGACATTTTTTTATGCAAAGGAGAATAATTTATGATAAAAATAGGAAGTGCAAGAATTGATGAGAACGGTAATATCTCGGGCGGAAGAGCAGGTGACCAAACTAAAAGGGAGGTTGCGACAGAGCCTTATTACAGCCACCGTTTAGGTTGGTATATGTTAAGGGCTAAAGATATCGAGGTAGCCAAGAAAATCGGACAGGCAATGCGTGAAGGCTGTTCAAACGACAATATAGGCTATAGTCAATCTGATAGGTATGGGGTAATAACCAATCTTAAAGTCTATGGAAGAATTGCGAAGATAGCAGTTAAGACAAACGCTGATTGTAGTTCACTTGTAAGAGCTTGCTGCATTCAGGCAGGCATAAGTGTAGGTGACTTCAACACTTCAAGTGAGGTTGTAGTACTTGAAAGAACAGGTGCATTTAACAAAGTGGTGGC